TGCACTGCAACTCATATAACCTCCTTAATGCCCGACATAGTAGCTGCCCTCGCCGCTGTTCTTCGGCGGGTCAATACGTCCGCTGACCGGGCTGTCAACCCAGTCTGCGTGCTCCTTGCGTATACTGAGTCCACGCAGCTTCTCATAGCCCGCGCAGTGCTCCCAGCGCCAGTTCTCACGATCCTGTCTCTTCCATGCATTGAGATCGTCCTTACGCTGCAAGTACGACTCACGTGAGCGGGTACTGCCGCCGAACGAGACTGACATGAACCCGATCATAATTACTCTCCGGTCTTGTAGACAGGGATAAGGTATCCCTTGATCTTGATATACCCGGCGGGCTTGCCCATCAGGGCAGACCTGTCGCCCACCACGCTGGTGGGCAGCTCCATCTTGGCAGCCGGAACGATGTCCGCTCCGGACACCTCAAGAGTGTTCAGCACCTTGTCAGCGGTAGCGGCGGCGATGTCAGTGGCGGACTCCTCGTCCAGCCTGACTCCGCCGGTGATGGCACCGTTGTCAAACGTGCTGTTGGTGATCTCGCTGTCGCTGATCTTTGAGTCAGCGATGCGGCTCTCGGTGATAAGCCCGCCCTGAATAGGGCCATTGTTAGTACAGCTCATTAGTCTTCTCCCATAAAGAACTTACTGTTCCAAGGAAATTCCTCATGCGAGAATGACTGGAGGTATATCCTCGCATTGCCCACTGAAGCCTGATCGTTCAGGACAAACCTGTAACTCCCCGGCACATTCAGGAGCATTACCGTATCGTCAGCTGAAAGCGACAGCTGACAGCCGTTCTTCACTACCGGGCTGATTGCGAGCAGCTTGGTAACGTAGAACTTCATGTCGTAAACCGTGATGCCCCTGTTCTGTCCTGACGGGTCATCGTCAAAGTCCTCCCGGAACATCACCTGCTCAAGGCAGGCTTTCACCGGGGTGTTGCTGAACTCGTCCTCGCTCATAGGAGTCCTCGTGCAGTCGAAGTCGAACGCACGGGCTACCACTACCGAGCCGGGAAAGATGTGGAAGAACGGACTCTCCACGCTCTTGGACTTCTCAGTAAACAGCGGTACGTATATACTCTTGTCTATCATGCCGATACTCCAGCGTAGTAGCATGCCGGAAGGTTCGGCAGCTTGGTGGCGTCAATAAACTTGTACTCCACCTCAAGGTCGCCCAGCATATCAGGGTCTTCCAGCTCGAACTCATAGTAACAGCCCGGCACAGCGATGAGGAGCTGGGGCTTCTCAGCCGTGAGCTTCCAGTCAAAGCTGTTGCCAAGCTTCATTCGGGCACGGAACGTAATGACTCCGGGCGAGGCGTAAGCCTGCTGCATCATCAGCGGGTCGCAGTTGCACCCGGCTGACCTGTCAGTCGGGCAGCTGGCAGAGAGCACCACACGGTTGACGAAAATATGCTTGTCAACCGGCATGTTATATGCCTCGACAAGCATCGCACGTCCGTTGTCAAGCCAAATCGGAGCGGAGTAAATCGTGCCGACAGGAGTCTTGGGAGAGAACAGTATGCCTCTTCCGGGAGACTCCTCAATGCACGTAGAGGTGTCAGTTACGGCACCCTGCTGGAGATCGTATCCGGTCTCGATGTTGCAGTTCATAACAGCGCTCCAAGCAAGACTCCGGCAGCGAAGCCGGTGACTAAGCCCCTGAATGACGCACAGCACCAGCAGGGGTTCTTCTGCCACGGGATAGGCCAGAAAAGCCAGCAATACGCCGTGTAAAACCATGTAGGCTTCTTGGGGGTGCCGTCCCGCATGACGGGATGGCACCAGTTAATGTTCTCAAGGAACCACCACTTGAGCTTATCCTTTAACAACATTAAACCTCACCAGCATATTGCGAATGCTCGAATACAGCCCCTTGGCACTGTCCATAAAGGCAGTCCACAGGTTAAGGTCCTTAGGCGGATCGATGAACACAGGGTCGTGCCAGTAGACACGGCGGGCGTTGCCGACCATGCCGCCGTCCCTGTAATACAGGGTGCCGCGGGCTCCTGCCTGCACGCTGAAGCCGCCGGACTCATCAGTCCCGACAACCTTGCCTGTGCCAATGCCCAGTATGTAGACTGTATCGCCTACGTTTACAGGTGATCCGTTAAGCATAATCCTATCCTCTTGTGTGTATTTTAGCACACGTCATGCACAATGCAAGCACTTTTTGCAATGCTTGTCAAGTATTTTATGCTGGCTACGCCGGTGAGGTGCCACCCTTACGCCCCAGCCTGCCCACTCTCGCCGCCGGGAACTTGCCCGCCCATGTCGGGCTGCCCGCCTTGCCCCGCTGCGGCTTCTGCTTGCCCTTGCTGCCCCGGAATACCGCCGGGGATACCTTGCCCGGCTTGGTTTTGCCCTTGCACGCCTTCATCTTTCAACAGCTCCTTGGGGACACCCATGTTTTGGAATACGTTCTTAAGCGCCCACTGCACGATTTTGGCTCCGTTGGGCAGTGCGGCAAGCTGCTGTCCGGCGGAGGCGACCATTTGCAGGATCTCATACGAGTTCTGCCTGTCGGTCTCCTTCTGAAGCAGTGCCGTTACGCCACGTGCCATAATCTTGCAGTCACCCTTGACCGTCTGATCCTTGCTGTAAATCATGTTGTAGTTATACAGCAGCTCACCGAGCGGCTTATACACAAACTCATCGATATTGAACACAGCCGACTGTATGGCCTTGACCGCGTTGGACTGGAGCATCGCCGCTCCCCTGAATGTCCTGTTCGCGCCCGACCCCTGTGCCGTGCCGTGCAGCGCCGCCGGGATATTCGTCACCCTGTCGGCGAGATCCATAAAATAAACCAGCGCGTTTTGGAACGCCGCCATGTTATTCGGCAGCGAATAATACTTGAACGCCGGAGTAGCGTTGCCCAGCTCAGGGTCGGAGAAATACATCGAGCCGGGGATAATCCTGCCGATGTCCTCATCTGACATATACTTGGACACACGGGCGTAGTCCGCCTCAGTGATGGGCGCCGAGCCATAATACGCGTTGGAAATGAGGTAACGCAGGCAGGTCTCGTAACAGCGCTCCACATCACGGAGCCTCTGCGGTATGGACTCCCCCGGTATCCTGTCCTGAGTCGTATAGAAGCTGGCGGTAAACACCGGGCGCTTGCTGAGCGTAGGGTTCTTCTCCACCAGCACCTGAATAATGTGCCGTCCGCACATCGTTACCATAGCGTTGTAGAACTCATCGTCCTCAAGCCCCGGTATGCCATACTTCGTAAGCTCACGCCCGCTGAAATAGCCCCAGTGGATAAGGATATCAATGGTGGTGTCGTTGTCACGCCACGAGAGAACCTGACTGTCTGTCTGCTCAGGGTTATTGGAAATCCAGTGGTAGCGGAAGCCGTTGCGGTTGGAGTCGTCGAGAACCTTGATAATGTTCTCGCCGATGTACGAGGTCATCTTGGCTGCGTCAAGCAGCTGCTGGCGTGTCCAGCGCTGGCGGATAAATATACCCGTGCCGCGCTGGGTGTCTGGACTGTCCGGACTCCACCAGAAGTCCCAAGGCGAGATGGACTTGAACTCGTAGAACGTCTCGTACTTGGGTCTCAGGGTCTCGCCCGACCACTGCATGCGCACACGGCGGGTCGGTATGGGGCCCGCCAGCACAGCATAGGGGTACACGCAGAAATTGTTGATGAAGCCGAACATGGCTCTGTTCCACCCGCCCTCAGCACACTGGTCGGTGATGAGCTTCATCATGTTGTCGGCGATGTCCTGAGCGTGCTCCAGCTCCTTGCGTGCCGCCTCCGACTTGAGGCTGTACACCAGCGAGCGGAGGTCTCCGCGGAAACCCTGCTCCACGGACTGCTGGACAGACTGGGCGACCATCAGCTCGCCGGAGTCCGACAGGTCGGGCACAGGAGTCGGCTGGATAGTCCACGGCAGCTGCCCCGCCTGTATCAGGGACTCGGCAAGATAGCTCTGCACCACGCCTGCCTTCATCGCCGACAGGTTGACATGGGCGTCAACGCCGATGTCGTCTATAATCTTCTGCTCAGTCGGGGACAGTATGCCGTGGTACTGGTCATAGCACTGGCGCAGGACCATACGCAGGGGCACTCCGCCCACACGCTCCTGACTCTGCCAGCGCACGGCGTCATTGAAGCGCCTTGCCACTACGGTAGCGAGCTTGTCCCTCGCATCATTGGGAACCTCAATCTCGCTGGCGTAGTCATAAATTTCGTTCGAGTGATCCTGTGGCATAATGTCCTCTTGCGCACATTAAGCGCGCATATATCCTCTTGCGCACATTAAGCGCGCATAATGTCCTCTTGCGCACATTAAGCGCGCATAATGTCCTCACATCAATGTGCGCATACCGCTGCGCCTGCGCTGAATGGAACGCACCAGCTTGCTGTCGTCCGGCGTCAGCCCCGTCTCACGGAAGATGTACAGAGCGGCATACTGCGTGGCGTCCGCCACGTGGGAGTAGGTATTCTTCTCCGGGTGCGGGTCATACGCCTCCTCAATCGTGCCGGTAACGCGCAGCTTCTTGTAGCGGTAGCCGCCCTGCATGGCGGCAATAATCAGGTAGCAATGCGGCGAGATAAGGAGTCCGCCCTCAATCTTGTTGAGCATGGAGTCCACAGCACGGAGTCTTGTCTTCGGGTCGTTGGTCTTGGGCATGACAACCGTGAAGCCCAGCTCCTCAAGGTGGGTGCTGGGGGACAGCCCGGTGTAGGAGTCCTTGGCGTTCGCCGGGTCGCACGAGATAATAATCTTGTTCGTGCTGTACTTCTGCTTGACAAGCGGTATGAACGCGTTCTCGATGAACGCCTGCATGCCAAGGTCCTCGCCGTACAGCTCGTCAAGTATGCACCACTTGCCGTTCTGCTCCTGCATGAACACGCACGCCGGGTGTATGCCCGACGTATCGTAGCCAACCACAACCTCCTTGTAGGGTATTGGCTTGAGATCTTCCCTCGCTACATGGATATCCCGGTTGAACAGAGTCCACACCGGCTTGCCGTCCTTGAGCGGGACGTCCATCATGCAGAACAGGGAGTCAATCTTATCGGTGCGCCCCTCTTTCAGGAAGCCGTTTATCTGATTCTGATAGTAGGCTACGCCCTTGTCATGCAGGAATTTCTCCTGCTGCTCAGGAGTCCACGTATCGTAGTCATCAGGCTTGGCGGCGGCGCCGAGGTTGCGCAGGTTCTCCGCGTTCTCGTTAACGGTGTATGTTACGTTGTTCCCGGCGTCCACGTGCTTGAACGCGGCGGGCGGCTGGTGGAATATCGCCCAGTTCTTCTCCGGGTGCTCCATCATGTTGAGCAGGTAATGCCCCTGCGGGGGCTGGTTGGTATCAATGAGCAGCCCGGCATACGAGCAGCCGCCGAGGTCTTCCGTGGGGTAACGCCCGACACGTCCCATGACGGCGACCACCACCTCATAGTCCACCGAGGTAGCCTCGTTGATGATGGCGAAAGACCAGTTGGCGGACTTCACCTTCTCGGCGTCGGCGGGAGACTGGAGCGCCTGAAGGACAAACTCCACGTGGCACATCGTGCCGAAGCCCGGCTGCCACGGCTGACCCTGAAGCATGTAGTCGTAGGGGCCGTCGCCTACCGGGAACTCGTAAGTCCCGAGGATAGGGAGCCCTCCGGCACGGATATCGCCGAAGTTGCGGGGGAACACCTCGATGATGCTCCCTCGTGTCGTGGAGACCAGTTCCGGATAGGTTCCGCGCACCACGCCGATGCGGGTGTAGCGGACTCCGTCCTGCGCCGGAGCCTGATTAAGGCAGTAGTACAGAGCATCGTTCATGATCATGCAGGTCTTGCCTGACCCGTATGGTCCTACAACGAGCTTGACGAACGCGTCAGACTCGTGGAACTTCATGCCCGTCGGCGAGGGGATATAGTTAAACCCCTGTACCGTTACTGTCTGTGTCGCCATTTATCTTCTTCGGAAATAGCTTATCGGCAAGGTCGTCATACGGGAACGCTCCGGCGGCGTACCCTGCCTCACGCAGGCACATGTTCACATATGCCGCGTCGATAATAAGATGCGCCACGAGATCAGCACACTCCTGCTCATGCCCCACCGGGGCGTTGCCCGACAACACCTGCTCAATCCGCCTGAGCTGGAACTCGTACAGCTCGGCAGACATGTCGATGAGCTTTTGGTTGCCGCTCATGTGGCGCATGCCGGTGCGGATCTGCGGCGGTATGCCGCAGGTGTGATGCTGAAGGGGGCGAATCAGATCTTTAATCATGGAACAGTCCTTGCCGCAAATACTTTATCAAGTATATAAGCGAGCTCAGCATCATTCAGATCAGGATAACCATCTGTAAGCCACTTACTTATGTGTGCCCTATCAGCAGTACCAAATGCTTTCGACTGTCCGTTGACATAGTCAGCCAGACCATCTACATAGGATCGCCTGCTTGCAAGTATAGTACCTGATGCCTGCTCACCAGCGGCTTCGCCTGCACCGGTCTTAGGAGCACCGCCCTCACTATTTATAGTACCGGCGAGATCCGGAGTGCCATCTGCGTTTGACCTAAGTTCAGGCGAACCCTCAGCAGGTGCCGGCTCCTGTCTAGGCGCAGGTGCAGGCTCCTGTCTAGGCGCAGGTGCTGGCTCCTGTCTAGGCGCAGGTGCGGCAGTACGCTCAGCGGCAGGTGCGGCAGTCTCAGACGCGGCAGTACGCTCAGCGGCAGGTGCGGCAGTCTCAGCGGTCTCAGCAGCACGCCCGCCTGTCTGTGCCGTCTCGCCAGCAG